ATTAGAAATAGATTATATAAATAAATTCAACCCAAAATACAATCGGCAAAGAAAGTTTACAAAAATTAACTAATAAAAAATTTGACAATTAAAAATATAAATGTTAAATTCTTTTTACTTTATTTTAGAGGGGAATTAGTATGAGTTTAGAAAATGTATTAAAAAAATATTCAAGACAGCAAATAGCTAACATGCTAGGGGTAACAAGACAAGCAGTGCATTATTGGGTTAAAAATAATGCCATGCCTAAATTGCGAGTTTATGAATTAATGGAGTTAGAACAAAATGATAGAGCAGAGCGAAATACTAGCAAGGTTTAGTAAGGTTTATCAATCAGGCGTTGACGAGTATTCATGCTTATGCCCATCACATAACGATAGAAACGCTAGTCTAGGGTTAAAGTTTGTAGATGATAAGATGATATTCAATTGCTTTGCGGGGTGTAATCCGCAAGACATTTTGGAAGCTGTTGGGCTAACATGGAATGATGTTATGCCAAATAATTTAGATACAGAATGGAAGCCTAAATCAAGAATAAAATTTAATCCTTTTGCAGTTATGAAAGGACTCAGAGAGGATTACCTTTTCATAGCCCTTTCTGCGAAAGAATTAGAAAGAGGCAATACCCTAGCGGGTGAAGATGTAGAACGGCTACACAACATAGCTAGGAAACATAAGGAAATATATGAGTATCTCAAGTAGTGTAGAAAAGTTAATAATCAATGATGAGCAGATAGAAAACTACTTTGCTGAGAGAGATTTAACTGAACATACTAAAATTAAATCACCTAGCAATTATGCAGAAGATGTGCTGGAGTATTTTAAAAATGATATGACAGGGGGAGTGCCTTTGCCTTTTGATTTTACAGACGATAAATTTAAAATTCGTAAGGGTGAAACTACTATTGTATCAGGGTACAGTGGGCATGGTAAGACGATATGGCTATCTTATGTAATGTACAAAGCATTAGATTATAACAAGGTGTTGATAGCTAGTTTTGAGATGTTACCAAAGGCAACACTAGGGCGTATGTTACAGCAAACAGGTAACTATAAGCCAACAGATGACGCAGTATACGATTTTGTTGAGTCATTAGATAATAAACTATATTTGTATGACGCTGAAGGGGAAACAAGTGTAGAAAAAGTATTGTCAGTTATCTATTATGCAAAAGAAAAATTAGGCATAGATATGTTTGTTATTGATAGTTTAATGAAGTGTGGTATTAACGAAGATGATTACAATGGGCAAAAAAGATTTGTTAATCAGTTATGCGTTGCGAGTCGTGACTTAGGTATACATATATTCTTAGTGGCACACAGCAGAAAAACAGCCCATGAACATTCAGAGCCGAGCAAGTTTGATGTGTTGGGTTCATCTAATATTACTAACCTAGCGGATAATTGTATTACAGTCTTTCGTAATAAAAAGAAAGAGGAAATACTAGCGGGGAATGATGAAGATAAAATAGAAGAGGTAAAAAAGCAGTACGATTGTAAAATTTATATTAACAAGCAAAGGCATGGCAATGGGTACGAAGGAAACTTTGGGCTTTATTTTGACAAAACAACATTAACTTTTGGAGTGTACAACAATGACAACAGTAAACGAGTTTATCAAACAAATGAAAAGTCTTTTCTCTGATATAGAATACCGAGCCACAAGTAAAGATGGCAGAGTATTTAAGTCTCAGGGGTGGGATAAAGCTAACGACAGAATACAAATTAGGTTGCGTGATAAAAAAAATAAATCAAACTTAAAACTTTCATAAATAAAAACAATTAGACATTTAAAATTAGATATGTTAAACTACCTTAACAATCAAAAAAGTTCTGATTGTTTGTTCTTTAACAATATATATTTAATTTTTATTTTATTTAGAAAGGAATTATTATGTGGAAAAAAATTACAAAAAAAGAGTATAACAAATTAACTAATTTGGAAAAACAAAATTATCAAGCTAATGCTATGTTGCATCGTATGTTTGAAACTAACACAACATTGCGTGAAAATTTTGGTTTAAAAAAGAAATAAGACTAGGGGTGGTAACACCCCTTTTTAAAAAAGGTTGACAAATTATATTAACAGAGTATTATACTACTAAAGGAGAAAATTATGAGTGCATTGAATGACAAACTAGATTATATTATCTTTGAATTAACAAGGGTAACAAATGATTTAGATAATTTAAACAAAGAATTAGATAAGCAAGATAAGATTATAAGGGCAAGAGAAGTTGCTGATATAAAATTTTACAATGTAACTAAACTACTTGATAATGGGAGTTAATCATGAGTAAGTTAAGAACAATTAATATCAAGGGTAAGGAATATGTAGAGGTCAACGAAAGGATAAGAGTCTTTAGAGAAACTTATCCTGTTGGCTCTATCCTTACAGAAATGCTAACCAATGAGAATGGTGTTTGTGTATTTAAAGCAAGTATCATTGTTGATAATCAGATACTAGCAGTAGGTCATGCCTACGAGAAAGAAGGCTCAACCTTTATTAACAAGACATCATACATAGAGAACTGCGAAACATCTGCGGTGGGTCGTGCATTAGGTATGCTAGGCATAGGTATAGATACTTCTATTGCAACAGCAGAAGAGGTAGAGATAGCTATAATTAACCAAGACCCTGTGCTAACATTAGAAACTGTCTATAATAATGACGGCATTGAAAAAGCAAGAAAACTTTATAATCAAATGTCAGATGAGGACAGGATTAAATGTGAAAAAGTTATTGATAAAATAAGAAAGGATAGCGATGCAACAGAGAAGTGATGAGTGGTTTCAGGCTAGGCTTGGCAAGGTAACCGCTAGTCGTGTATCAGATGTTTTAGCTACTATTAAGAGTGGCGAAGCTGCTACACGTAGCAATTACAGAATACAGTTAGTAACAGAAAGGCTAACTAACACAGCTACTAAGGGGTATGTTAATGAGGCTATGCAATACGGGATAGATACAGAAGATGAAGCAAGAGCCTTTTATATGTTTAGCAAAGCTAATGTAGAAGAGGTTGGTTTTGTAGACCACCCAACAATAGAATGGGCTGGGGCTTCACCTGACGGGTTTGTTGGTGATGATGGGTTAATAGAGATTAAATGTCCACAACCTCATACACATACTTTAACATTGATTAATAAGGATTGCCCACAAAAATATTACAATCAAATAATGTGGCAGCTTTCCGTAACGAAACGGAGTTGGTGCGACTTCGTAAGCTATCAGCCTTCGTTTCCAGAGAATCTAAAGATGTTTGTTAAGCGAATTCATCGTGATGACGAGTATATCAAACGTCTTGAAGATGAAGTAAAAAAATTCTTAACTGAGGTTGAGGATACTGTTAAATTTTTAAAAGAAGGAGTGCATTAGTATGGCAGAGCAATATGATAACAATATGCGTTTTGCAATGTTTAAGAATAACAAAACAAAAGAAACGCAACCTGATTACACAGGAATTCTTACCATGAACAATAAGGAATTACGATTGTCTGGTTGGATTAGAAAAAGTAAAAATGGTGTTGACTATGTAAGTGGTCAAGTATCAGAGCAATCAAATAAACAGTCTGGAGAGTCAAATGAAAGCCCATTTGCAAAAATGGAAGATGACATACCATTCTAGATATTTAAAGGCTAATCCTGATAAAGTATTACGATACGTAGAATTAGAACGGTTGAGATATTTACCGCATGACGCTAAAGTATTTAATACAGAGGTGGAAGGTAAAGGATACCGAGTATTATTATCTAGGTATTTTGTTCAGCATAAGCTTGATGCTTACGCAAGAATAATGGGGAAGTTATGAGCTTCCCCTTTGTTCATTACTTATTCATTACATACATTGTAACTTCAAAGCCGAAACGCATTTCAGTAGCTGATGGTTTTGTCCACATAAGATTGCTCCTTTCTTTTTAGATTTATATTATTTCTAATATAGGTGTAATTATACTACGTATGCTAATGTTTTTATATAGTTTTTGTATTAAATGGGAGTAGTGAAAATCATGAGATGTATAATTGCAATAGGAACTTATACCATGTTAATATTAGCTATGATTTTTTATGGATATTCATCATACACAAAAGATAATCATAACTATCATTGCAAAAAAGGTAGCTTATATAAATCAGCAACGCCTGACAGTTATGTTTTTATAGAAACCAATAGTAAATGTTTTGATACAAGAGATGAGAAGTTTACCTCTAGCATTAAGAAAGATAAATAATGAATTATGAAGAGACCTTTGAATACAGACGATTGTTCCATGCTATTTTATTTTTTGCCATTAGAGAAGCGGCAAGTATTCGTCAGCAAAAAGGTAAAGAGGTTGCAGCAAAAAGAAAAGCGTTAGAATGGTTGAATGGGGATAGTGATATGTTACAGGCTTGTCTTTATATTTCCAACACAACTAAAGAAAAAACATTAGAAAAAGTTGCAGAGATTGAAGCTCAAAGAAAACACAAAAGAAAGGAGAGAAACTCATGACAGACGTTATTAACCCTGACCATTATAAGTTTGGTGGCATAGAAACAATAGAATACATTGAAGCAAAGATGACGAAGGAAGAGTTTTATGGTTATCTTAAAGGCAATGCTTTAAAGTATATTAGTAGAGAAGGCTTAAAATCTCAGAAGATTTTAGATAAAAGAAACGATATTCAAAAAGCAATTTGGTATTTGCAACGCATGGACAAGGTACACGTCAGTGAGTTAGCTGTGTTAGAAGCTAAAGCTAAAGCTGACGAATGGATTGATGATGAGTTGCATGACGAAGATTGATGAATATGAAATAAAAAAATTTTACTGCCACCTATGCGGTAAAGAAGCCATGTTTATGGATAAAGAAAAAAAATGGTGGTGTTATTTTAATTGGAAAGATTTTAAAGAACATCATGGCATTTGTAAAGAACAAAATAAAAGTAAATAATCCAAAGTGTTGTGTATGTAAAAAAGAAGCTAGGATATATTATTTAAAAAATTGGTGGTGTTCGAGTGAAACTTGTATGGGTGAATTTAATCTAAAAGGATATTGCAAGAATGACAAAGAAAAAAGAAGAACCAAAGAAGGAAATTAAAGTACATAACTTTAAATGGGAAGGGATGCCATACACAGTTACATTTATTCCTAATGAAAATGGATGGGATTTTCAGTTAATGTACGAACAAACATACAAGGTGATAACAAAAGGAAAAATATAATTGCTAGAGTTTATTCTTGTTATGTATTTAGAAACGGAAAAAGTTTACATAGGAACTTTTGAAAGTTGTAATGATGCAGAGCGTTATATAAGAGAGAATTTACCGCCAAGAAAAGTAGATTATGGCTGTTTACACAGGAACTTTATACACTTACCAAAAGACCTTAAAGAAAAATATATTTTTTATAGAAATGATTTA